GGAAATGCCATCTGTAATCCTCTTGTTAATGTACCACTTGATCCTACTGACCATACTTCACTAATGCTAATATTATACTCTATTTCTATATTTTTTGCAAGCGCCTTTATGTCTTCAAATACTCTTTTTTCTTCTAATCCTAGAGGTAATAATCTTCTTTTCTTTGGATCTTCGTAAAAATATTCTCTTGCTCTTGCTTTTGTAACCTGTAACATACCATTTGGCACCCAACGAATATCTGCACCGTATTCTAATGCTTGTTTCTGATATGGGTGTAAATTATCTAATGATCTTTTTGCCATAAAGAATATTGCCTTTTTACCATATGCTTTTGCTTGTAGTGTTAAAGACAATTGAGCATAACCGTTTGCTGGGCAACCACCATATACAAACTCCTCAGCACCTTCAGCAATTTCTTCTCTAATCATTCTATCTACAAATCTTCTTTTAGAACCACCTTCTAACAGGTCATCACGTACTATATGAAAACCCTCGTGTTCTTCTATGATTAGTTTAGGAAATTCGTATGGTTTCATTTTTTCTTTTTACTATATCTGTTCATCATTTTAGCGGCCTTTTTATATGCTATATCTAGTTTCATTTTACTAGCATATTCTGTAAATGTTCTACCTAACATATGATCGTATTCGTGTTGAAAGATTCTACTAATCATACCATCTAAATGACCTTCTTTTAAATCGCCGTTTTCATCTTCATACTTAACGGTTACTTTTCTAGGTCTGGATATTGTTAAGAATACAAATGGAAAAGTTAAACAACCTTCTTTCATTGCTACAACTTCTTCACTAGAATTAATTATCATAGGATTAAAACAGGTCATCTTTAAACCTTTTTCTAAATCAGGATGATCGCCTAATACAAACATATTTAACGGCAGTCCTACTTGATTAGCAGATAAACCTATACCACCATATTTTTTCATTGTATCAAACATTAATTCTGATACTTCTTTTCTATCTTTTATACCCAAGTCTTTTAACATTTCATCATTAAAAGGTGCTACTGCTGATTGTACTCTTGGATCTGTTGGTGGTATTAATTTAAGTTCTTTCATATTTCTCCTATGTTAAATATAATAAATCTGACTCGTGTTCATCTCCCATTGTACCTTTGACAAATGTATTAAATGACATACTATATCTATCTTTGCTTTCGTTGTTTGTTTTTACTTTATGAGGTAGTTTTGATGGAAATAATAATAAAGTATTTTTATCTGTGCTAAAATTATATTCATCACAATTTTGTATAGTATGTTCACTATAATTTAGTTTTAAATTAAAGTTACTTCTATGTCCTCTTTCAAATGTAATACTAGATAAATCATCATCAAGGTGAAAAACTCCGCTAACAACACTATTAGGGTGTGAGTGTGAGTGATGACTTTCTGTTTTTCTTGTTACGTTAAACCAAGATTGTGTTATGTAAAATTCAACATCTTTTATTTTCATAACTTCTTTTGTATAAAAATTTAACCACTTTGAAATATATAATCTTAATCCAGATAACTCATCAATAGTTGTTAATACGTTGTGATTTTTAGATATTAAATTATTTGTATTGTCTGACCATTCTAAACCCTCAATAAGTTTTCTTTCATTATCTGGCATATTATATTTTTCGTTTACCTTTAACACAGGTACAGCAAATAAAGGATATAAGTCATAGTTTATCATACAGGTTGCAACCTCGTAAAGTTTTTATACTTTTCAAATTTAATAATATTAGTAAACTTATCAAATAATATATCACCTTTGTGTGATATAATAAAGATGTTTTCATTACTTAACTTATTAATTATTTTAAAAAAATCATCTGTGCCTTGTTGATCTAAACTAGAATCAAATATTTCATCTAGTATTAATAGATTTGTATTTACACTATTTTTCATCTTTGCAATTGTTCGCCAAGTAAATAGTAACGCAAGGTCTATTCTTAACTTTTCTCCTTCACTAAAACTATTATAATTAAACGTATCTCTATGACGACTTTTTACGGTCTCATTAAATTCTTCGTCTAAATGAAACGATACAAAGAAATCCATTTGTTGTAAATACTGATTGATTAAATCATTAATTATAGGCACATATTTTTTAATTATATGACCTCTAGCACCTTTATCACTTAAAACTTCTCTTAATATATCAACATATTTCTTTTGATTAATTATTTTATCTGATTGTTCTTTAGTAATTTCTAGTTGTTCTTTTAGTTGTTGTAAATCTGTTGCAATTTGTTTACTATCTGTTTGTTTGTTTTCTAGTTGCAATATATCTTGGTGTATCTTATCACTATAATTGTTTAATTCTTCTAAAGATGTGTTTACCTTTGCTACATCAACATATAAGTCTGATAGTTTTTTAGATATTGCACCAAAATGATTTATCTTGCCTTCTACTTTATTAATCTCACTAGTTAGTTTTTTAATACCTATTTCTAATTCAGCACATTTTTTGTGTAGTTGTTCACCTTTTTGTTCTCTAAATGATTTGTCAATAGATTGTGTACATACAGGACAAGTATCATTATCAGCAAAAAACTTTATTGATTTATTATGTGTATCTAAATTTTGTTCTATTTTTGTTTCTAGTTTTTCTAATTGTTTAAGTTTATTGTCTGCCTCATCTTTGCCCTCTAATTGTGTATTGTAATCATCTATTTGAGATTGTATTTCTTTTATCTTATTAGTATATTCTTCTTTTGCTTTATTGTGTTTTTCTAATTGTAATTTTTTATCATCAATATCATTTGTATTTAAGTCTGACAATGATTTAAAATGTTTCATTTCTGTTTCATATTTTGTTTGTATTAGATCACACTTGTGGCGCATTTCTAAAACTTCTTTTGATAGTTGACCTTGTTGATCTCTTAATATTAAATCCATTTGCGTAAACACTTTTACATCTAATATTTCTTCTACAACATCACGTCTATATCTTGCCTTCATTTTCATAAATGGTTCATATGAAGATGATCCTAAAATAACAACTTGAATAAATGATCTATAATTTAACTTCATTATATTTTGTTCTAAATATTTTTGATAGTCAATGCTAGAAGCGTTTTGATTTAACAATTGTCCATTCTCATATATTTCAAATAGATTAGGTTTAACACTTCGTTTAACTTTATATTGTTTTGTACCTACATCAAACTCTATCTCAACTTCACAATCACTTGAATTAATTGTGTTTATCATTTGTTCTTTTTTAATTATTCTAAAAGGTTTATTAAATAATGCCCAACACAAAGCGTCAAGTAAGGTAGATTTACCAGAACCATTTTGACCTATTATTAATGTCGTAGGTGATTTTCTTAAATCTACTTCTATTGGTGTATTACCAGTAGATAAAAAGTTTCTATATCTTATTTTTTTAAATACTATCATTTTTATATGTTGATTGAAAATAAACATTTCCTGCAACGCTAACTCTTGTTATATCACTACTAAAAGGAATAACTTGATGTGTTAGGTTGGCAGGGAATATAAAAAAGTCCTTTTCTTCAGGTAAAAAATTTTGTTGTGTTGCAAAGTAACTATACTTATCAGTAGGATTATGTTCACCATATTTAAAAGTTATTGAACCAGGACCCGAGCTTGATCCTTTGTATTCTTCTCTTTCTTTTTTTAAACCATCTGGCACACTTAAATACATAACAAAACTTAAATCACCAGAGTGTATGTGTTGTGGATTGTACTCATTAGCTTTCATTTTATTAATCCAAACTTTACCTATTTTTAAACTAGTTACATTTTTTAAAAGTGGTTGCCTATTGAAATCAACAAGTTTTTCCATATATACTTTAAAGTAATTTGAAAAAGTTTTCATAAACAAATTAGCGTTATCATCACTAAATTTATATTCTTCTTTAATTATACCTGCTAAACTATGTCTAAAATCATCTCTAGTTTCTTCGCCCATTTGTATAACTTTTTGTTTTTCATTTTCAGTAATTTTCATTTTAGTAAGAAAAGGACCCCAATGAAAAAACTCGTATGGTATTTCAATATTACTCATTTGCCTCCACATATAATTCTTTTGTAAAGTCTTTTAACTTTTTTCTATCTAAATCTGTATCAATCTGGTCAATATAGTTATTTAAAAAAGTCATAGTATCTTCGCCTTGATCTAGTATATCTGATCTAACGGTTTGTTTAATGTCTATCGGATCCTCTATAATCTGCAATTCGTGTACATTTGTTTTATTATAAAATCTCTCAACTAGTTTATTATACATTTCTTCATTTGTTTTGTTTGTAACAAACATCTTAACAAAACATTTTTCATATGGTGTTAAATCAAAATTTGTATAATCTGTTTCTTTATCATTATACATTATTTTTTTAAAAATGCCAAGTGTATTAGGTATTCTTTCTAGTTCTCTTGTTTCTGTATCAAAGATATGAAATCCTTTAGGACAATTATGATCTGACCACATAATTTGATATTGTGTACCTAGATAATAGATAAGACCATCATCTGATTTTTTATGAAAGTGACCAGACATAACTTTTTCAAATCGTTTAAATTGTTCTCTATCTAAACCGTGTTCATTCATATGTCCTTTGTGCATTTCAAAACCTTTTATTTCTAAATGACCAAAACATATATCAGCAGTTGCGTGATCTATTGCGTGTATAGACTCTTCATAGTTATCATCACAAATCCAAGGCAAGAATAACATACGACAACCACCTAGTTCAACTTCTTTAGGACCTGTGTATATCCAAGGTTCATTTATACCATCAAAAGTTGTAACTAATTGTTGTATAGAGTTTACTTCGTTTGTGTTTTTATAATAAGTATCGTGGTTACCTAGTATGATATGTGTATCAATCTTTAAATCCCATAATCTTTTCCAAAATTTTTTTTGAAAGTTATGAGCAGTTTGAAAATTAATAAATTTTCTTCTATCAACTACATCACCTAAATGTATTAGTGTATCAATCTTGTTTTCTATTAGATAAGGAAAAAACAATTCATCATAAAAACGATTTTGATATTCTATAAAAGCAGGCGAGTCATTACGACAACCAAAGTGTGTATCATTTAGTAGTGCTATTTTCATAATAATTTTCTTTCAAATAGTTATATAGACTTGGTAAGTCTTTAGTTTTCTTTTTCCATTGTTCTCTTTTTGCTGATAAGTTCATTGATGAAAATGATAAAAACTTATTCATATCTTCTATATTGCCTTGTTTTATTAAAGAAATCATATCAGTAGGTGCCCAATTCATACCAGCTGCTATATAATGTATTCCGTTTTTAATAGTATGATGATAATTAAATGCTCTGTTAATGACAGATTGATCTATACCTATTGCCATACTCGGTATTCTTTCAATTAAATTATTACTCCAAGTTTTATTTAAATTTGCTTTCCAATATTCAGTATCATCTCTATGTGATAAAGCATAATGCAACGCAACAAACTCAGCAAAGTTTTGAAAGTCTTGCCTACAAGCATAAGTAAAATTATCTCTATCAAATTGAGATACTTTATCTCTTTGCATATTTCTAATTAAGTAAGTTAAAAATTCGTGTACCGTATATAAACCGTTACTTTCTAATGGTTCAATAAAACCCGCTGATAATCCTATTGCTACAACATTTTTTACCCATAATCTTTTATGAATACCTACTCGCATTTTAATATTTCTAAATTCTAAATCATCTTTTCCTAAATAAGTTTTAAACTCTTTTAAAGCATCCTCATCACTTATAAATTTATCTGAATAAACATAACCTGTTCCTATTCTACTCCATAGTGGTATATTCCATACCCAACCATTATTATATGCTGTGCAATTTGTATAACACTTTAATTCTTTTTCTTTATCTTTATACGGCATTCTAGTTGCCCAAGCACTATTGTTAGGTAACATATCATTAAAACTAATAAAAGGTTCTTTCATAGTTTCGCCTAGTAACATAGATTTAAAACCTGTACAATCAACATATAAATCTGCTGTGTGTTTATTATTAAGTGAGCATATTCCGTTATCATCTTGTTCAATAGAAAGTATGTCTTCTTTAATATGTTTAACTCCTCTAGGTATACAATAATGATCTTTTAACCAAAGACCAAATTTAGTTGCGTCAAAATGAAAAGCGGTATCTGTTTTGTAATTAAACAAATCTGTATTGTGATGACATTTGTTTTCGTTAACTAATGCCATTTGAGGTGAGATACAATCTGCATAATCATTATTTTTAGTTTCTGGTAATGCAAACTTTTTAAACCACCAGTCGTTTAAATCTGCTTGATTATCTGTAAGATCAGGTTGACCAAAAGGATAATGAAACTCTTGTCCTTTTTTATAAAAGTCTGTAAATTTTATACTTAACTTTAAACTTGCGTCTGTATAAGGTATAAAATCTTTATCATCTATTCCTAAAAACTTTGTCCATTGCCTAATCTGTCCTATCGTGCTTTCGCCCACACCTACCGTTGGTGTGTTAGGACTTTCTATTAATGTTATATCTCTATTAGGAAATGCTTTTATCAAAGTGGCTGCTGACATCCATCCAGCAGAACCACCGCCTACTATAATAATTTTATTCATCTAATTTAAAAAATACTTTAAGGTGCTAGTTGTTTTCTTTTTTCTTTTCTTTTTCTTTTTAGCATTAATGTCTGCGATTTTCTGTTGTTCTTCAACAGGCATATTCTTTTTAAGAAATTCTGTAAACTGATTTTTAAACTCTTTATCTTCGCCTGGTTGCAAAGTCATATCATCATAATTAGATTCTGTAATAAGTCTATTCTTAATTGTAACTTGTTTTTTCTCTTTCTGTATTCTTCTTACAAAGGCATAGTATATGATTTGTGTAAAATACGCAAAAGGATTGTTTGATGTTTTGGGATTAAAGTTATCTAGGTATTGTAAACAATTCTCTATACCATCACTTATCATATCATCTCTAAATGTGTAATTGATAAAATTAGGTCTATATGATAGATGGTTTGCAATTTTTAAAAAACAACTGCCGATATAATCTGTAACAGGCGGTTTCTCTTTCTTTTCTCTTTTAGCTTTATTGACTGATTTTCTATACTCAACCATTGCAGCCAGAAACTCTTTGTTATTTACATAATGTTCTTTTTTTGTAGTTTTTCTCATAATATATAATATACATCATTTGTTGTTATTTGTCAATGCTCATAAGGGAAACATCAACACCTTTTAAATTTATGTTACAACTAATAATGGTTTTTCTGTTTTTGGTTTTTATTACAGGCGATCTATGTGGCATATAAGCAGGAAAAGTTAACACATCACCTTCTTTTACATCTAATTGAAAAACTTTTTTGTTCTCCAAATCATAAAATTCTGTGCTTTCCTTACTATTTTCTAGTTCTACAAAGTAAACTAAACTTAAATTAGAGCCACCGTGATAGTGCCACTCGTGTGTATCTTGTTTAAAATATTGTTGAAACCAACCATTTCTGATATTAAATTCTTTTATACAATACTTTTTAACTAAAATATCATAGTAATCACTAGCATTTAAATGAAATATAGGAAAGTATGGTTTTTTTTCTAAAGAAGTTTGATTATAATAATCAGTATAGGTTATTAAATCTCTACCATCATTAAATGTAGATTTTTCTGAATTTTCTATTGCCTCTAACAATCTATTTTTAATTTCAAAATGCTTGTTTAATTTATGCAACCAGACTTGACTTTTCATAATTTTTATGTATAATAGAGCGTGTTAGCGGTTGGGGAGATAGCTATAGTATTAATGTATAGTTTTATCAAAATCTTCATCACCAATCTCATCAAATAATTCATTTACTTTTTCATTTTCTTCGTCTGTAAACCTTTGTGTCTTATAATTTTGTTGTCTGACAGGAATCGGTTTTTGGTCGTAATTCACAGCGATGTTATAATAACTACTAATTAGTTCAGCAGACGCATTTGTTATAGTCATAATTTTATCTTTTGGAATAGTAATAACTTGATCTGGAGTGTAACTACACCATTTAATCAATGCTACATAATCTTTAAATCCTGTAAGTGTCATTTGTGGTACATACTTTATAAGTAAAGGTTTTTCTAATCTTAATAAAGTAGATTTTTCTGGCAACTGATTTTTACCTGTCGGCAAAACGGTTACAACATCTTCGCCACTAACTAACTTAATGATTTTTACGTTTACGTGTGCGTGTGCTTGGTGCATATTATTTTAACTCCACGTTATGGATCTCATAATTGAAATCTTCCTCGTTGTATATATTTATCCTTTCTCTAAAGTGTGCTAGAGTATAATTCTCTTTTTCTTTGTGCGTTAAATCATCTGCTATATCATATAAGGTCGCATTTGATTCGTTGTCTTTCAATCTTAAACCACGACCAATTGATTGTAAATTTCTTATACGAGATTTACTAGGACTTGCAAAAACTATATTGTGTAAATTTCTTATATTGATACCTGTAGAAAAAGTACCATAACTAGCAACTATTATAGCGCCATCTGATTTTTCAGTTATAAATCTAATCTTTTCTCTTTCTTCAGCTTCCACACCACCATATACAAAAAATACCTTTCTATCAGGATTTTTTTCTTCTATTAATTTTTTTAATTCTGTACCGTGTTTTTCTACATACTGAAACAAAACCAAAGTGTTGCCTTGTAAAGATGAAACTAAATTACGAATATACTTATTTCTTTTTTCACTCTTTACCAAATAATCCATTTCTTCTTGGTATGTTTTGCCAAACAAAAATTCTCTTGCTTGTTTATCGTGTTGTAAAATTAAACAGAAAATTTTTAAATCAGCAAGTTGTTTCTTTTCTTGCAACTCACTTGTAGATACTACTTTATTTACGGTACCAAACAAACCTTCTAATACTAACTTATGTGTTTTAGTGCCATCTAAAGTGCCTGTAAGACCTACTCTATACTTACAATTAGTTAGTTTAGTCATTATCTTTGTCAATGATACTGCTTTAAACAAGTGTGCTTCATCACCTATAACCATACCAAATTGTTGAAACCACTTTTTAGGTAAATTATAAACTGACTGCCAAGTAGATATAATAACTCTTTTGTTTGTTTCTTTATCGTGTCCTTGATATATTCTATGTACATTACGATCACTATTATATCCATAATCTTTAAAGTCTTTATATAATTGTTCTACTAGCGATGTTGTAGGCACTATGATTAACACCTTATCTTGTTTCTTATCTTTTAATCTTAATAAGTTGTATATCAACATTAAATAAACTATCAATGATTTACCAGAGGCAGTAGGCGACAACAACAAACATCTGCCTTTTTTAATTGAGTGTACAAACGCTTCTGCTTGATAATCTCTTATTTGTATTTTAGGTATCTTTAGTGCTTTTAGAAATCTATTAGTATCTTCGGCACTCATTTTAACATCTTTTATTTTTGTGCCATCAACTATCTGAACATCATTTTTACTACACCAGTCAACAATATAAGGATA